CGACAGCTCCGTCAACACCAAGTCCTTCGACGGCGTCAAGAAGCTGACTCCGGCTGCCCAGACGCTGATCGCCGGCACCAACGGTGCTGCTGTTTCGGCCGAAATGCTCGACGAGCTGCTCGATGCCGTCAAGCTCGGCGCCGACGTTCTGATGATGCGCCGCGGCACCTGGCGCGCAATCCGCGCGATCATGCGCTCGTTCGGTGGCAACACCGGCGACATGATCCAGATCCCGAACTTCGGCAAGCCGGTCCCGGCCTACGACGGCATTCCGGTCATCATCAACGACTTCCTGACGGCCGATGAAGTCATGGGCTCGGCCAACGAAACCTGCTCGGTCTACGCTCTGCGTCTGAACGAAGCTGACGGCTTCCACGGCATCTTCGGTGGTCCTTCGGCTGGTATCCAGTTCGAAGAGATCGGCACGATCCAGAACAAGGATGCGAGCCGCTACCGTGTCAAGTGGTATGCGGGCACTGCCCTCAAGGCCACCCACTCGGTTGCGCGTCTCAAGGGCATCCTCAACATTTAATCTGGTTAGTCAATCAATATTGACTTACAATAGGGGCAGGTTCTTCCTGCCCCTTTTGCTATTTGGAGATAAAGATGGCTCGCGTTCGACTGACTGCTCTCGGAATGGAGCACTTCACCGGCAATCTCGGCAAGGTTCGCTTTGTCGATGGTGTTTCCGGCGTTATCACTCAGGCACAGGCCGAAGTGGTCGGCGCCGCATATGAATCGGTCCTGGTCCAGGCCAACGGCACGACCGTCATTGGTCCTGCAAGCCCGGCTGCCCGTGCGGCTGCCCAGGCGCCTGATCGCGCGGCCGCTGCTCCCTCGATCGACGCGCCGGCCAACCAGCTGCGCCTCGACCTCGAGCCGCTCTACGTCAAGCAGATCGACGCGCTCACCTATACCCTCTCCCAGGGCGACGCCGGCTATCTGCTCAACTTCTCGCTCGGCACCGAAATCACCATCCCGTCCACCCTGCAGGATGGCTTCTACTGCAATCTGCGCCAGGCCGGTGACGACCAGATCGAAGTCGCGGCCGTTCTCGGCGTCGTGCTCGATGAAATCGACGGCAACTTCAGGTCCGAAAAGCGCCTGGCCGTGCTCTCGCTCTCCCGTCTGCCCGACGGCAGTTTCCAGCTGACCGGAAGGACGGCAGAATAATGGCCCATCCTCTGCTCAAGCGCTTCCAGCTGGGCGTGCCGTCCGGCGCGCTGGCGCCTGTCGATCCTAGCCGCTACATGTTCTTTGCGACCCGCAATCGCATCCTGTCCGGCGTCCTGATGACGGCGCCGTCCGGACTGACGAATTTCGAGAGCACGCTTTATTTTGGTTGCCCGTCCTACAGGACGCGCGATTTCCAGTTCCACTTCTCCGGCGTCATGGGCACTGAGGGCGGTGCGGCGCCGGCTGAAAACCTCTTGCCGACGAACGACATTGTTATTGACGAGGCCTATCTCGTTTATAACGGCGCCGAATATCCGCTGCTGTTTTCGGGCCAGACCTCGGTCACGATCCTCAAGGGCTCCGACGGCGTCTTCGGCAATTGCGTGCTGCCGTTCGACCTGCCCAAGCGCGCCAAGTTCGGTATCCGCACCTACTGGTCGGTTCCGGGCAGTGGCAACTTTGTCGCTGGCTATCGTGTTCAGCGTCACCGCGGCGAAACCTTCCGTGGCGCCGGCTCGCTGGCTGCACTGAAGGCTCTTGTCGCGGCAAACGGCAACACGCCGGCGCTCGATGTCTTCTATAACGTCGTCGGCGCCCAGGCGAGCGGCCAGCAGCTTGCTTTCGGCCCTGACTTCATGGTCGCCAAGGGTGACTGGGATGGCCGTCCGGTCGTGCTGGTGGTTCCCGACAGCATTGGTGAAGCGCGCCAGGAAATCGCCCATTCGGCTGACGATCGCGGCAACATGGGTATCTATCGTCGCTATCTCGACGCCGATGACGGGGCGTTCGGCAGCCTGCCCGCCTTCTTTATCGCCGGGCCAGGTGCTGCGGCCAGTCGCGAGCTGCTGACCGGCGCCTTCCAGCGCTGGCGCGTTCTTGATGAGATCATCGCGATGAATGGCGGGAAGTGGCCGTTCACGGTGATCCTCAATCAGATGGGCTTCAACGACTCCAACGTCACCGCTTCCACCTGGATCTCCCGACCGAAGGCATTGATCCAGCGCCTCAAGGCTCGCTATCCCGGCGTTCGCGTTTTCCAGGCGACGATCACCGGTCGCGCTACCTCGAGCGACACCTACCGCACCGCGGCTGGTCAGACGGTTCCGAACCCGTGGCAGGTGCCCGGCGTCGCCGGCAATAACAACACGGGTCTCGGTCTGCTCAATGAAGAAATCCGGGCAAACACCGGCAACTGGCATGACGGCGTCGTCGAGGTCTACAACGCCTGGTCCGATCCCGACAACTTGAACAGGTGGCGTGGATCGAATTCATTCGGCGAAATTGGCCGATTGATCAGCACGAGTGGCAATGGCGACGGTGTGACGATCTGGAATCAGGCTGTCTCCAGCGTGCCGCTGAAGCGCGGTTATCCGTATCTGATCGAGTATCAGCCGGGCGTGTGGTCGACCCGCACGATCTATGACTGCACGGAGGCAGCACCCTATAATGTCACGTTCATGGAAAACTTCGCGACGATCTTCCAGCCGAACGCCAAGATCCAGCTGGCGATCGTCAACGATGGCGTCGGTGTTCACCCGACACCTGGCTATGTCGAGTATATCGTCGGCCGTATGCCCCCGACGATGAAGGATCAGTTCGGGCCTCGTATCGTGGCTGCGGCTTGATCATAAATCAATATTGACTTACCATTAGGGCGGGCTCTCCCGCCCTTTTTCCTTATCAACACAAGATTGGTGGATAATGCACTATCTCAAGATCGTCTCGAAGGGCTGGCAGGGTTACACTGGTCAGCTCAACATCATCAGCTTCAAGGACGGCGTCTCGACCGAGCCTGTTCCTCCGCGCATTGCTGACCGCATTGCCGCGTCCGTGCAGGTCGTTCAATGCGACGAAAAGGGCAAGGCGGCCAAGAAGCCGGTTGCCGTCGGTGTTCAGCATCGTTTGATTTCCGAAACGGCCGCTCGCGCCATCATCACGACCAGCCTGCAGACGCAGAGCGAGTCCGACAAGAGCCTGGAAGCCAAGCTCGACGCCGCACGCTCGCTGACAGCTCCGATCGAAACCCTGTTCACCCGCGTCGACCTCGAGAAGATCGCCGACGACACCGGCATGAAGGGTCTGCGCGACATCGGCGACAAGTGGAAGGTCAAGGGCCGCGGTATTCCCGAGCTCATCGAAAAGATCCTGAAGGCCCAGGCTCAGTTCCTGCAGCTGCGCAATCAGAAGATGGACCAGGCAGGCGGCTCGGTGCTCAAGGCAACGACGCTTGCGACCGAGGAAGAAGAAGCCACGATCGCCGTCGATGAAACGCCGGCTGTCGCGGGTGTCGAGGGTATGACAGCCGAATACACGGTTCTCGCCAATGTCGTCACTGCTGCCGATCTCTTCGAATCCGCGCTGCGCAACTCCGGCAAGTCCCTGACCGGCTGGAATGCTCTGCGCGACAACGAGCGCAAGATCCTCGTCGACCAGGAGATCGCAGCGCTCGAGGAGCACTACGGCGCCAAGCTCGAGCCTGTCGTCGTCGGTGAAGCGCCGGCCGAAGACGTCAAGGAGCAGGAAGCGCCTGCAGAGCCCGAAGAGCAGGAAGCGCCTGCTGGTGAAGGCGAGGGCGCTGAAGGTGAAAAGACCGACGGCGCCGAAGGCGAGGCTGACGAAAGCAAAGACCAGGGCGAGGAAGCCTGATCCATGATTAAGCTCTACCCCGAGAACTACGATGTCGCGATCGACGTCCTCTTCACCGATAACAGCGGTGCGCCCCTCAACGTGACGGGCGTCTCCGCTTCCGTCCGCGACGGTGACGATCGTGAGCTGGCCGACTTCGGCGAGATCCCGTTCGACCTGGCCGACGGCAAGGTGACGATCACGGTGCCGGCCGACCTCAATGTTCTCGGGGAGGGCGAACTGTCTGCCGCGCGCACGCTGCGCGCCTAT